CAACTTTGGTCATGAGATCCATGGACTTAGCCATGAAGTCAGTTTTCTCGGCGGCAGTTGCTGCGATTGGCACAAACTGGCCAAGTTGTTTTGCGACGATATCTGCGGATTCTTCAAGCCCAAGGCCAGCGGCGGCGGCAAAATTGAGGGTATCACGGAGACCACCAGCCGCTACCACTGTAGGGTCGATACCGCCTTTTACGAGTGCTGTTGCCGCCTGCACTGTCTCCATGGTAGATACAGGTAGCTCTTTTCCAAGGTCGATAAAAAGTTGCTCGAAATCCTTGATTTCACTTTCAGGGATTGAGGCGGCTGCGGCAAACTGATTCATGTTGCCCTCAAACTCACCTGCAAGTTTGACGGAATCAACGCCGAAGCTTACGAGCGCTTTACCTGCATTGGCGAGCTGTTCGGTGACCATACCACCGACCTTCTCGAATGCGCCACGGACAATGCTTGACCAGCCTTCAAACTTTCCTTTACTGCCTTCGGTGTTTTTGGCAAAATCTTGAGTGGCATTATCCGCGCGTTTGATATCACGCTCATATGCGTCTACACCCTCGGCAACGAGCTTAATTCCCGCCTCTGATACTGCCATCTGCCACCCTCCCTATCCTAGCGCTTTTTGCGTGCCCTGCGCTGGGATTCCTTATACTGCTCGTGCGCCTCGACTGCCTCAATGCGGTGGATCGTCTCGTAGTGTGCGATGACGCCCGCCTGCTGAAAGTCCTCGAGCGCTAAGAACTCACTCCAGTTATATCCAGCCCACCGTGCCGCCTCTCGGTAGTGGAGCTCGGCAGCGTAGTTAATCCTTCCCTTGGGTACTCGGTGCGTCCATATCGACGATCCCCGGTACTCGGCCTTGAAAAAGCCCACGGTAGAACGTTACCTGCGCCTCCTGTGGCATCGAGCGCCCGAAAATCTCGAACATCAACTTGGCTAAATCATCATTACTTGGCGCAACGATGTTTAGCACCCAAAATTCTTTTGGACTCTCATCCACCTCGAGGCCAAGCGCCTTGTACTGCGCCATGGTCTCGCCGATATCTTCGGGCGGATTATCGACAACGCCAATGCTGGCGATGAATTTCGTAATCTTGGTGGCGACGAGGGTTTGTACATCTGACTGCCACTGCTCAAGCGCAGCGACATAGCCCTCATCTGCCGTGTTCTCGATGTCCTTGGTTGAACCATCAGCCACGATGACCGACTGCACGGGCGGCGTCGGCTTTTTATCCATGAGCTCCTGCTCGGCAACGAAGCGCAGTCGGGTCATCACCTCAGCACGCTGGCGCTGGATGCGTACGGTATAGCCACTGATTGGAAGTTTAATTGATGGATAATCCACGATGTCTCCTATTCGTGTGTAGTGCTCCAAGTGCGGGTGGCAGGGTCGGAGCGGGACCTCTTCCCATCGTCACGGTAGCCACCCGCATCATCCGCTTTAGATGATGTTTGCCGAGGCCGTCAAGAGAATGCCATCTGCGCCACCCGTAGCCGTGCCAGCGACGCTCAGGTAGTTCGCCGCAATGCCATGTGGTGCATAGATAGGAGCCGCCAAGCGGTGGATATTCTGAAAGGTTGGCCAGTTCTCGATGCGTGGCGCATTCGAGTTTGACCCGACCCATGAGAACCCGCCATCGATGGTGGTGATTAGATACGCCACACTGGAGATAACCTGCGCAATCCAGATGACCTCACGGGTAGCCGCAACGATGTCATTGATTTGACCCGTGCCTGCACCCGGGAAGGTGATTGCCGCCCATGAGGTGCCGAAATCAACGCTCTTGTACACGTTGCCATTGAGTGCGCCGACGTACCACAAGCGATCTTCGATAACCTGTACCGCACGGAGATTTGATGCGGCAGGAGCCACACCAGTCACCCACGAGATACCACCGTTGCGTGAGTAGCGCACGAGGCCTGCGTGACCAACCGCAACTACAACACCCTCGCCCGTGCCATGAATGCGCAGAAGCGTGTCGCTCGTGCTATCCACGAGTGCTGGGGGAATGGTGATGTCCGTGGTCTTGTAGATGGCCGATGCACCAACAAACCAGATGGCATTTGGTGACTCGACCCACGCATCACGCATGGCAACAGGGAGCGTAACGGACTGCCACGTGGTCGGTGCGCCCGTGTCGGTGTTGAGTGCTGTGTAGAACAGCGTGGTTGCATCGGTGCCGACGAACAGGATGTTATTCACGATATCAATGTATCGTGGCTCGGCCGTCGTGCCAATGCCCGTGATGGTGGCATTCGTCCACGTCTGCCCGCCATTGAGTGAGTAAACGACCTGTGACGGTGCGCTTGGGCTGGCCACGTTGGCACGTGTGACCGCGTAGATAAACTTCGAGCCATCGTTTTCAGCACCACATGCCGAGCAGTTGATGGCCGTGCCGTACACGACATCGAGGACATCAGCAACGATAGCCGTGCCAGCTTCCTCGCCAAAGCTCATCTCACCAACGGGATAGATCGCCTCACCCGTGGCCTCGATACCATCGGTCAGTGCCTCATCGCCATCCATGGACATGCGTGCGCCGAGGTCAACCGTGCCCGTGTACTTGAAGCCCGAGTAGATGTTTACGTAGCCACTCCACCCACGATTGAAGTCGGAGAGGTCGTTACAACGTCCATGCACCTCGTAGAGATTGAACTCACAGCGTGGTGCAAGGAGCTGACGAGGGATGCCGCCCATCTTCTCGTGGAAGTTTACGCTAACGCTTGGAAGCTCGGGAGCTGCCGATTGTGTGCCTACCAAGCGAAAGGTTTGCGCCCGTCGTGGGTCTGGTTGGTAGATGGGGTCGATAGAGCCGACTGCTTGTGGCAGGCTTGCACCCTCGATGGTGCCGTACTGTGCACCAAGGCCGAACAAATAGGTCTGAGTCCCGGGGCCATCGTGTTGGATGAACGCCCGGGTCATACCCTGCGTGTAAATCTCATTGCGATCAAGTGTCGTCATGAGTGTCTCCCTATGCTAAGAATCCGGGCGTTACTCGCAAGTTTTGCAAGGTGCGCCATGCGTATATGTGACCCCGACGACTCCCGAATGGATTGCTCACGTCCACGGGAACCGAATACAACTCATTGGTCGCTCCCACCCTCGAGAGGTCGGTCTGCCACTCTGACAGCTCCTTGTTGGATGGCTGACATGCACAGATAGGACGAGCGAGATTCGCTGCCGATAGCTGTGCAATCGCCATGTCCACTTGGGTGCTGTCCCGACCTGCATGATAGCGAATCAGAACACGGTCAGGCGGTCGGCAGTTGCTGAAGTCTACACGACCCGTCCATGTCCCCGAGACACTATCATACACACCCTGCCCGAGATAGACGATACCTGCATCTGCATCCCGAATCCCAACGCGGCCAATCGCATACGCGAGTGCGGCGGGGTCGGGTGTGACGGTGTTAATCGTGAATGTTGCCCATGGGGGGATGGGCGTACTCTCCCAAATGAACACCGCCTGTGCAGTATCGAGCGTGGTTCCAGTCGGATCGCAGTAACGCCGTGCCACATCCACAGTGGACGCAAACGGGCTTCCTGCGGTCGGTGGCAGTATCGTAGGGTCAAGAGAATCTGGTTTCGGTATCGTATACAGGATAGGCCGAACCAGATTGTAGGTGTCTATGCGAATCGTGGCCGTTGTGCCCGCAATCGACGCCTCACGGATAGGAATCGATGGTGTGTCGGGATAGAGCACGTCAGCTGCCACAAAGGTAATGTGCAACTGGTCGGCCGTTGTTCCGCTTGGCACCGTGGCCGTGATGGTTGCAGTCTCAAACAGTCCATCGCCATCCTCATCACTATAGACAATTGGCGCATTGACGGCCGTGGTGATGTGGTCGTACCCGATGGCGTTCACATGCCCATCAGGCAAGCGCACATTCATCCACTCGCCCTGCAAGTCGAGGGCTGTCCAGCGTGTGAGCGCTTTATTGCCCATGCGTGGCCACTCGAGCGTTGCGGTCTTGAATGTCGGCCGCGCAGGGAAGTTGGCTTGCTCGTTCCACTGCGCTTCCGCCTCGGCGATTGCGCGTCGAATGTCTGCACGTCCGCCACGGTCGGCAACCTGCCATGCGTACTCAAATACCAATCCGTTGCATGAGCTTTGGATTGGGATGAGTGAGTTTGCGCCTTTTGTGGCTAGCTGCATGCTATGCCATGGATGCATCTGCATGTACTGGAGCCACCGTGCGAGTGAGAGTGTCATCTACCTACTCCATCGAATCGCAAGCGTGGTGAATCCCGCACCTGCGAATACGCGCCAATCAAGCATCGCTATCGCTAGTATACCGCCCACCCAAAAAGAAATACAGATAGGGCACTGCACACCGATGGACAGCCAATGGCTACTGCCAAAGCGCGAAATGATAGCGCCTCGAAAGTGGGCGAATGCGTCCATTGGGCCATCCATCCACGCAATGTCTGTCGATATGCGGTAGATGATGAGCCACAGTGCGATATGGGTGATTATTTCCATCCTGCCTCCCGTCGTTGGCGAAAGAGTCGCCGATCATGGTCATCTGGTGGGATGTCGGCGTGCGCCTCATCAGGTTGATTACCCATGACCACGTGGTTGTGATAGAGCACAGCCCACGGCTCTTTGTAGAATGTGCGCTGCTCGATGGCACGGGCGCAAATCTCGGTATCGCCATAGTTGTGCTTGTACCATGTTGGCCACCCGCCTAGACTTCGAATGTAGTGCATCGATGTGAGGAAATGGCAGGCGTGATTGACGTCATGTCCGTCGCCATTGAACCCGACAACGAGCGAATTTCCGAGACGCTGTTGCGCAATTTGGAACCATCGCCACATCGGCAGGACATCATTTGCCACGTTGGCAACTACGGCCTCATCTGGCAACTCACGAGTAGCGAGATCCATCGCTTGCCAGTAGCTCAAGCGTTCCTGTGTGGCGATGACCCCACGTGCACCAACGCTTGCACACGCACGCACGACGACGGCCGACTCTTGCCCACCAACTGCAATCACGGTAATCGGTAGCCCTGCCATCGCGCGAAGGCGTGGCACAAGTGCCTCTGTCTGCTCGAGGCGTTTATGGCACGGCAGAACAGCGTACAGCATGACTAGGCCTTCTTTGGCGCACGAAGCGTGGTTTTAACCGTCGTGGTCGTGGCTTGGACTTCTGCCACAGGCTCAACGACTGGCTCGACTACCTCGGCAAGCTCGGCAGGTGCAGGTGGTGGCGTGTATGGTGTTTCAGGCATGACCACACGGAACGTGCCGAAGGCGAGGAAATAGCTCACATCCTCGGCGGGGACATTCAGGTAACGCACGGATGCATTGCGCCCAGCCTTGTAGGTGCGCTTGCTCACGGGGTGCTGCAAGATAAACGACCCTTGCTGGTCGCCGATATACTCGAGTGTTTGCATGCCGTCCATAGTTGGTGCCTCTCCTAGTGATGCAACTGCAGTTTTAAATGCCGTCTTTGGCGATGATCCACAGCAGGCCATAGCGATTTCCCCCTTCTCATTTTGGTATGGCGCGATAACTCTGTCCATCAGCTCCTGCCCACCTGCCACATCGGCATGGTGGACAATTGAGTGCTGAACCTGATACACGAAAATTGGGCCACGATAATATGCGCCACAGTAGCCTGCGATGGCGAGACGCAGGTACAGTGTCCAATCCTCCCACCCGGGTGCACGCTCATCAAATCCGCCGACCGCTCGCACGGCATCGAGGGGAATGAGGCAGGTGATGGGATGAATGTTGAACTTGGCATACAGTTTTTGGTCGTAGTCTGGTGGGCGTTGGTGGCGTGTGCCTGCATAATGCGAGCTGAAGGTGTAACTCTTGTCGTGCGATGCATGGCCACGCATGAGCACCTCGACGCCCTTGGGGAGTAGGTAGTCATCCGCATCGAGGAATATCACGAACTCGCCAGTGGCGTGTGCGATGCCGTCATTACGGGCGCACGCTGGTCGATTGAGCGTGGTCGTCGTGCCATGATTGCGACTCTTGATGACCTTCACGCGTGAGTCGGCATAGTCGCCAATCGCCACGGGTCCGTCATCAACCACAATGACCTCGAGGTTTTGGTATGTCTGCCACACGCACGACGCGACGGCCACACCAACGTATTGATGGTGTGAGCCGCCGCAGGGAATGACGATTGATACCGTGGGTAATCCCGACATTGCGTCGGGAGAGATCCGCTCCATCTCTCCCTCCTATCCTTAAGCGATTGGGCTTTGGAACTGCTGGCCAACGAATGAGGTGTTGCCACCGTTCTCGAAGAAGCTGGTTCCAGGTTGCCACTCGCGCTCGTGCACGTACACGTTGTACTGCAGGTTATCGATGCGGGCCGCAAGGAATGGCGTGCGGAGAATCACACGCTTGCGAGTGCGCATCTGAATCTGCTGACAGAAGCCATTGGGTGCGAGCATGACGGTCACGAAGCGACCATCGGCTGACACCTTGTAGTTCTGACCAGCGAATGCGCCTGCAAGCTGACCGCCCAAGCCGTACTGATTGCGGTAGTTGAAGTACTCCATGTACAACAGTTGACCCATGCCGCCGCCTGCGAGAGGCAAGAGGTAGGCGTCGCTGATGAAGTTGCCATTGCCGCTGTTAGCCTCGTCGAGGGTGTTGTCGATGATGACGGGTACCTGCACGCCGTCAATCAACAGGAACATGCCGCGGCGCATCTCGTCACGCAACGTGGCCTGTGCGCTGGTATCGACAAAGCCCGTGGCGCTTGAGCCACTTGGAGCGGCCGTGTAACAGCGATAGGTGAGGTATGCGCATGGCCAGATATCGGTCAAGGCGAGGAACAACTGATAGCGCATGACCCATGCGTACTGCACGTCGCCGAATTGGATATCATCGGCCAACTTCAAGCGTGAGCGGTATGCCTCAACGAAGTTGCGCACAACCGTACCTGCGTTGTTCTGGATGATGATGTTGTTGGCGTCCATTACGAGTGAGTCAGCAGCCGAACAGGTCGTGCCACTGATGGCATCACGGTAGCCGGTGTTCACCATGCGCTGGAGACCGTTGAACTGCAAGGTGCCACCGCTGTTGCCGACGGTGTTGGCTGGATTGCCCGTCCAGATTTGGCGAGCATAGCGACGGCCGAAGCCATTGGCCAACTCGACCATCTCCTTAGCGATGGCTGAACGAAAGATTTCGTTCACTTGCATTGGCACCGTTTGTGTTGCAACATCGGTCGCAAATGGGTTGTTCATCAACTGCTCGGCAATCGGCGAGGCGCTGTTAATCAGCTCGCCGAGGTTGTCCATGCGAATCGACTTGCTGTTCATGGTAAACTCGCCGAACGGCCACACCTGCTGACAGAACTTGAGGCTTCCTGGGGTAGCGGCCTCGTCTGAACATGGCGTGGTTGGATCACTCCCACTGTCGGCAGTTTGACCAGTGATGATACCGTACACCTCTTGCATGTAGGTGCTCGACTTGACGTGGCCGTTGCGCTCGAGGAATTGCTCGACGCCCTTCGGTGGCACGTAGGTGGTTGGCACCAACGGATTGAGGCCGGGGGTGTTGAACAAAGCATTGTTACCAGTTGGCGCAATGCCAGTGGTGGCGGATGAGGCCTTGTACCGCTCTTGGACGAGTTGGTCGAGGACCTTCATCTGCTCGTTGGTCAGCTGTGTGGTCATGGGTAGTATCTCCTATCCCTAACGGAAAAGATTCATATCAGCGAGTGCACGATATGCGTCGTGGTACTGTGGGTCGAGGCCTGCAGGAACGTCGGCCGCCTTTGTGGTTGCGCTTTGGCCAAGCACGTTGTTACCAGCCTCTGATGGGCGGTACGGCTTACCAGCGACAGCCTCGAGTGCCTCAAGACGTTTACTGACTTCCTTGATGGTCTTGACCATCTCCTCGAGTGCAGCAACCTGTGCTTCGGCGTGAGCGATGGCGCTATCGTCCTTCTCGCGCTTCCCCATGTAGCCCTTGAGCTCTTCGCTCATTTCTTTCATGGTGCCACTAATCATCTCGGCGACGGCCTTGGCGATGGCTTTGATTTCGGCTTCGGACAAGAGTGATTCCTCTTCGCCCTCGTCGCCTTCCTCTTCGTCCATCTCCTCAGTCTCTTCGACCACGGTCTCCTCGGCCATCTCCTCGCCCTCTTGTTTCAGGGTTTCGTCGGTTGGCATGGTGTTCCCCTTCATATCCCATGACCCAAGGATCGCCGCAATCTCATCAGCGGTCGGGACGTCCAACCCCTTATAGCTCACGCCTTGCATCTGGGCTTCCTTTTCGCGCGTCTGCATGGTCGAGATAAGTCGTTCAGCAACCGACTCGCCCACCAAATCAGATAGCGCCTTCTTCTTCTCGGCAGTTAGCATGGAATCTCCTCCCCCTGCATGTATCATACGCATGCATAATCTGTGGTACAATAACCCATGACCGCGCCATCCCTCTTCGAGGCGCGGTCGCTACATTTTTTACGCCTCGTACATATCAGACCCAACCACCACGTCGCTCGATGCTGTTTTTGGTGTTACTGGTCGAGTATGGCGGTAGGTCAAAATCTGATTGCGCCCACTCCCGCGAAAGTTTGGCAGATTCCACACGAACCAGAGCTGGTCACGGATGACATAGAGCGTTCCGTGGCAGTCCTGCCGAAAGATGATTTGCTGCCATGGCGATCGGGCGTTCTCACGTTGCCACACGCGAATCCCGAATGGCCCTCCAGCAGTGAGACGACTCATCGATGTCGCCCACTCACGGCCGTACGCATCCCACACATCAGCGGTGAGCGTGGCGGTGTACGTGCCACCCGGAATGTTGAGCAGGACATCAGGGCCAACGATGGCGGACTGTTGCTGGACTTGCGACGGGATGTTGAGCGCTGCCTTAACTCGGTGAATGAGACTCATGGGAACCCCCTTATTCTGTCATGCCAAATTCGGTCATTGGATTTGCCGCACGTCCGGGTGGTGTGATTGACCGCTCGAAGATACGGATGTTCTCAAACACGCCATCACCATCTGGCTCGGTTTTGGGGTGCTCGAACCCAATCGACACCTGCCAGCCCTTGCCCTTCTGCATAAGCGCCTCAGCCACAGCGTCGTTGGTTACGATGCCACTCTCTACCAAGTACTTGCCGTCATCACTCAGCGCCTGATAGTCAGTGGTGCCGATATCCAGCCCGGGCACGTGCCAAAAGCGAAGCGGGCCATACTCACCTGATACCTGCGCTTTCTCGAGTGCGCCCTTGAGTGCTTTAGTGGACACAATCTCTTTGTCTCGATCACGGTACGCTGTGGAGCTGATGGCCACCCAACGATATCCATCCTTTGATTTGTACACGGTCATCTGTGCAGGTGCGCTTGCTGATTTAGTTGTGGTGGACTTGACCCGCCATTTACCACCACGAGAGCGATACCACGTCGATGCAAAGGCATTTGCATAGCGTGATGGATAGACACTATAGCGACGCTTGGCTGCGGCGATTGCTCGCTTCCAGAGGTCGGGATTGGTTGGGATATTTTCCTTGACCGTCATGGCGTCAAGTTGTCGTGCAACCTTATTCGCCCATGCCTTGCCAGCGTCGCCACCCCAGAGCAAGTGAGCGATGTACCCATTGGTTGGGTTAGCAGGATCACCCCAGCCCGGCCGCTTATCAACAGCATGCCGTGCAAAGAAGCTCACCATGCGTTTGATGGTCGAATCACTCACTCGTGTGCCGTTGCTTAGGTCGCGTGCCCGAGCGATACCGACGGCCGTGCCACCACGTCCAAACTGCGAGCGCAACTCGAGGCCACGCTTTGCCGCTTGGCGTACGCCATCTGGCGGACTATGGCCATCAGCCTTGGTGGTCTTAGTGCTACGCAACTTCTCAATCTCATCACGGAGTGCAATTGCTGCATCACCATCGGTCTCACGCTCAAGCTGTTGCTCAAGGCGTGCGATATCACGCTCACGCTTGACAGACTCACGCCTCTTCGTTGCCTCGGTGCGCTTGGCAGTTGCATCAGGCTTCTTTGCGCCACCCTTACCGCCACCACCCCCGCCACGCTTCTTCTTTTTCTCTTCGGCCTCTTGTCGCTTGGCCTCACGCTTAGCCTCAGCTTCAGCGCGTTTAGCGTCTCGTGCCTGCTGGCGTGCATCACGCTCGGCACGCTTGGCGTCTGCACGGTCGATTGCCTGTCGTGCTCGGTCGGCGTTACCTGACTCGGCGGCTGACGTCACTTGTTTGCCAAGTGATGATACATACACCTTGTCGCCGACCTTTTCCATCAGGCCTTTGTCGAGCAGACGTTGAACTGACGGATCGTTGGCATCTTGCGCCGCATCCGTGTTGAGGAGCTCGTAATCACTCGCATCGAATCCCACTTTATCCAGCGTGCTCATGGCATTGTCACGTGCCTCGGTCGCACGCTCGGCCGACCGCTGTGCTGCGGTTTTCTTAGGAGCCTTACCACCACCCTTCTTTGGCTTTGCGAATCCCTCGACGCGTTTTTTGGCCTGCTCGACTTTGTCGATACCGCCACCCGGCTTCTCGGCGAATTTTCCCGACGCATCGCGCACAAACTCACGCTCGGCCTTGTATGCAGTCATGTACTCATCCATGGCCGCCTTCATGCCGATTTTCTTGGAGAGTCGCGTGAACTTGCGCTTACCGCCGGGCGTCTCGCGTGCCCACTGCCGTGCAAAGTCCTGATTGGTGGCAAATGCCCACTTCCACTGCGCCTGTGATCGGAATGGCATTAGATGTTCCTCCCCATGTTATCAACCTCGGTACGGATAGCACGCTGGACGATGTCGCCAAGCTCTTTATCCCATTTCACTTTGGCGGCATCCGTCCACTTGCGTGCTTTCGTGCCCGGGTGTCGTACTTGCTTGCGGAATACGATTGGACCCGACACCTTGCCCTTATTCGAGCCGAGATAGCCCGGTTTTGTCTTGGCCTTATATGACCCTTGACCGCCCCACTGGAAACGCAGTCGCTTAGCACGCTTCGGGCGGATGATGTGTGGCTTGGTGCCATCATCGAGCATTGACCACACGCTGTCATCAGTCGAGATAATCCATTCAGCAGCCGATACCTCGGTTGCTTTAAAAGTAGGCTGATGCTTCCATGTGGCCGTAGTGGTCTTGAAATCCACAATGACGTCGCGTGCCGCATTTGACATGCCATTGCGGAGCGCGCGAATCAGGCGCTTTGCCTCAAGCTTTGGCGGCACGATGACCTGCATTTTAATACCCACCTTGCACCTCCAATCCACGTATCTGCAGTGGTGACCACATCGAGGCACGCACTACGCACGTTTGGCATGAATCCTCGGCATGGCGCTCCCAATAGCAGTCATAGTCGCCACGCTCACGGTCAATCACGACGATGCGCCACTTGCACTTGCAATTGCCCATGCACTGTGTACCCTGCGCTGGCATGGCAGGGAGTGGTAAGAATTCCGTGCGCCCCTTCCAATACGGCTCTTTGATGCCATTGGCATATGAGACCGCCCGTGCTGCCTCTTTGCGCTTGAACTCTCGCTCACTCACCACCTTGAGATAGAAGCCGTCAAAGTACGATAGTTGCGTATTGAGGGAATAGCGCAGGACGCTTAGTAGCTCGGGTGTGAGCTCACTCACTCCCGAACCGAGAAGCCCGCTTGCCGTGTGGTAGCGCACGATCTCACGCTTCATATCCTCATACCATCGCTGGACGGATTCAAGGTTAGTCACATTCCCCTCACCATCCACACCCTCACGCATCATGCGTGCGGTGCGCCCTGCGAGGTAGAGTGCGAATCGTGCGATGAGTTGCTCGAGCTTGTTCATGATGTCAGCTTCTCCAGTAGTCGCAGTGCGCTCTTGAGCTCATCATCAATCATACGGTCAAGCTCACTGCCGCTCGGCGCACGCCCTGCAGGTGGCTCGCCTTGGTAGAAGAGGTCAGCGCTATCAGCCAACCCTCGCACGGTTTGCTTGAGTCGGATGAGTGCCTTCTCGGCATCGGTTGGCACTTGTGCTGTGGCCTGCGCTTCGGCTGACGTTTGCGCTTGCGCCTCGGCTTGCGCTTGGTCGGCAATCTGCGCAGCCTGTGCGGTCGTCTCGATGTTTTCGCTATCAGTCACTACGCCGCCTGCCGTGGAGTCCGTGGCGAGGAATTCGCGCGGGAGGTAGCCATCGTCCACGAGGACATTGAGCGCCTGTGCGGCACTGATGACCTGTAGCTCGATGAGAGGCTTGAGTGCGCCTGCCCACGCCGAGAGGGTTTCCGCTTTCTCCTTACGGTCCTTCTGGTCGCTCTCGGCAAAGTAGAAGCTTACTGCATCGGGGAATACCTGATGGGTGATTGCGTTGGCGAATTGCTTGCGGAATGAGGATAACCCTCGTCCTTCGGCCGCTTGCGCAAGTACGACTGACTGTTGGCCAGTGCCGAGCCCTTGCCCTGAGAGTGGTTGAATCTCACCCACGAAGATGCCAAGTGCATTTGCATAGCGCAGGTAGGCGTCGGTTCGCTCAGTCGCCGCATCGAATCCATCAGGAATCTCTGCAAGCGGAATCGTGGCAATCGATGGTGTCTCATTCCGAATCATCGGAATGATCGTCGAGCCATTGTAGACTACGTAGCCCTTCTGGTCCTGCATGGCGGCGCTCGAGTTGAGTGCTTGCCCGAGCTGGTCGCTCGTGATGCCATTGACGATATGGATAGCGAGGTTGCGACGGCCTGATACTTTCTCACGCACGTATGTCTCAATGGCAGTGAGCTTGAGGATGGTCTCGAATGAGCGACGCGCTGCACTGATGCCCATGCCGTAGTGTTCGGTGCGTGGTGATGGCGTGTCGGCGAACATCAACACGTCATCGGCGCGCATCACGTGCTGACGGCCACGCATATCCACATAGATGAGCGGGAACTTCGGGTCGCCTGTACGGTAGCATCGGAGGCTGTCGAGGTGCATGAGGCCGACGACCTTTGACCCTGCCGCACTGGATGAGCGCACGATCTCGATGAATGCGCCATTATCCGTGGTGAGATAATCCCGCAACACCTTGGCGAGACCTGCCGTGTAGTTGCCGTCCAGATTAAGCATCAGCTCTTGCGCTTGCTTGATGCGACGTGAGCTTTCGGTCGTGTCGGAAATCTCAAACCCGATGGCGGTCTGCTTGGAGATGGCCGTCGATACCGCACTCGACCACATGTTCTCGATCATCGGCGTTTCGGACAGGATGGCGTCGGCCGCCTTGGTGCCATAGGGTGGCAGTCCCGTTGCGCCTTTAATCCCCTCGAGGAGACCAGCGCCGAGGAATTGCCCCCACGTTGATGGCCCGACCACTACGGTGAATCCGCCGCTTTGCGTGACACGCTGGCCATCATCGCGCGTCACACTTTTCTTGATTGCGTCATCGGTCATACTATATTACCTTTGCACGTATAAATATGGCGGCACAATTCACGACGGTCTGTGGTGTTCGGTAGCGCCGATTGGCTCGGCAGTGTCTGCAGAGACAGGAGAGCATCTGCATAAGTGCTCCTACTAGTACAGATTTAAACCAAGCGCAGCATGTGCCGCCATGGATAATGCTACAACGCTATCAATCTTATTGCTAGTATCCCTCTTGACGATGCGAAGCCGATGACCCGTCTCATCCACTTTCGCGTTGGCGTTCATTAAATGCTGACGTACTATAGTATGCTCGCCATTGTGGACTAATCGGCGTGTCATGATGAGCTGACGGAGTGCGGCGTCCGATTCGAGGCGTCGTGCCTGCTGACTGAATGGCTCACACCACACGGCATCCGATAAGCGCTGTGCGAGGTAGTGCGCTTGATATGGATCGTAGGCAATCTGCACGACGTTGTACTGCTTGATGATGGCACGGATATCCTGCTCGATTTGGCCATAATCGAGTGGTGTGCCGTTTGGCTCCCACACCTTGACCATACGGAGTGCGAGCATCTGGTCAGCCTGTGCGCCGTAGCGACCAACGCCCACGAGTGCGAATGTGTCGCCACTGATAGCGGCGTCCATGCCAAGCACGATAGGCTGACGTGGCGAGAGTGGTTGGAGCGCCTCCTCGATGCACCCATCCCACATACTGATTGAGCCGAGAAATGATTCATCGTCATCGGCGTACACCCACTCGCCAAGGCGCAGGCGTGCGTAGCGTGTTCCTGTCAGTGCGTCCAGCGTGGCCAGCGTGCGTCGGCCTTGGTCTGTCCAGTCGGTGCCATCGTGCAGGCTTGGGTTGTCCTCGTGGCGTGAGGTATGTATCTGCAGTTGTCCGGATCGGGCGCGCTCGAGTATCCAGTGCTCGGGGTCTTTTGGGTTGGCGTCGCCGAATGCCATCGGGTATGGCGTGACGGCACCACGTCCCGTCGTGCGTGTCGTGATGGTCTCCCACTCTTCCTTGGATAGCTCCTCGCACTGATTGACGTAGATGCCGTCAAACTCGCCCGAGAGGATTTTGTCGGGGTTGTCCATGCCAGCGGTATTGACCACGCTCCCATTGGGATAGACCCATAGGTATGGACGGGTGCCGCCAAACTCTTCAGGCTTGGTGCCATGCGCACGGATCACCCGCTTCCACGAGCGCACGGCCGTAGTGGTGAGGGATTCGGCTGTTTTACGCATGATGACCCACCGACTCCCCGGGTAGGCTTGTGCCATCTGGTGGAGCTTGTAGAGTGCGGCGAACGTCTTGCCCGTCTCACTCGGTCCCGAGATGATCCACTCGCGCGCCGTCGTTGACTGGATGGCCTCGGCTGCGCCACGGAACGTAAGCCCGGGCTTGGCACGTCGGCGTCGCTCCAGCTCAAGCTTGGCCAGCAGGGCAATCTTACTGGCGTTCGAGCTGACTGATGAGGTTTGCGAGTTCGTCATCACTCATCCCCTGAATCTGTTCTGGTGTCACGCTGACACTGATTTGCTTGGACGTCTGCACGGTGTCGAGGCCGAGAAGCTTCGACCGTCGCTCCATGATTTTGAGTAGTTGTTCGACTGCCTTGAGATTGCCCGACTTGAAGTCGCTGTATACCGACACCCACATCTCGTCAAGGCGCGCTTGCTCGAGGCTAACCTCATACGCTCGCATCTCGAGGGATTGCTCAAGGTAGGCGTCGAACACCTTTTTAAGGTCTTTGGCGATGGTCTGGTGACTGGTGCCAAGCTCCTTGGCAATCTCACGGTATGATAATCCAAGCTTGCGGAGCTCGAACGCTCGGTGTGCTCTCTGTGCGGTCATCGTCGAGCCCTTGGCCGACTGCCGCTGTTTTCGTGTGGCCATATATCCTCCTTACAGCTCCATCGGGTTCTGATTCATCCAGTACTGGATACGACGCTCGGCAATGTCCACATACTCAGCGGTGATATCGATGCCCACAAAGCGCATGCCTTCCATCATTGCCGCACACCCTGTTGAGCCACTGCCCATAAACGGATCGAGCACGGTGCCACCCTTTGGCGTCACGAGGCAGACGAGGTGGCGCATGAGGGCGATGGGTTTGACGGTGGGGTGGTGGTTGGCTCGGGGTGCGGTCGGCTTGTTCTCATATCCGCCATTTGGCGAGCGTGGGTCGCTACGCCATTCAGATGCGAGTAGGTTGCCATCTTTATCACGCTCGGCAATGACTCGCACCTCCATCCCCTCCAACCCCGCCTCTCGCTCAGCCCTCGACGCTTTGGCGATGTAGAAGAAGCGTGAAGCGCCGCCGGAGTCGTTGTATGGTGCGACGCCTGGATATTTTGTGCCTAATCCCCTACGGTAAATGCTGTTATCATTTTCCACTTTGTCTTTTGCGCCATACGGAACATTAGGGGACGGCGCCTTAGATTTGCTATATCCACTCTGCTCATCCAGCGCTTCGGCGGCGT